GTTTAAAACGTTTTGAAGTTATCGTTTGCGTTTTGTTTGCGTTTCCACTCTAGTGTTACCCCTGTTGTCATGTTGGAGACCATCCTTGCCTTGTGTTGGCTGTTGGCTGCTGTACCATTGCTCCGAGCTTGGCAGCTGTCGTATGGGTGGTATCTGCAGATTTTGGGGTTCTGGGCATGGCTGGGTAAGCCGTACCCTGTGACCGTGAGTGACCGGCTGTGTCCATTGTTGCCCAAGTGGTGTTGTTATTATGACACTACTAGATGGCCTTTTTGGATTTTGCATTATTTGACTGCCGGTCATGTGCCTTATCCGCAACCACATTATGTGTTGTCCGTTCCGATGTTGTTATTGACGTTGGTTAGTGGCATTATTATGTTTGTGTGTTGTGTGGTGTTGATTTTGCATGTGTTATTTGGTGCGCGCAGCCCAGTGGTGGCTATCAAGAACTACATTGCTTTTGTAGTGCGCGCCATGTTGCGACACGTGTTCACGCATTTGGTTGATTGGGCGCGTCATGAGCCCAACATGCCCACACACCAATTGCGTGCTGAGTTTCGATCAACACCTGTTCCACGTATCACGCGTTCGTCCGGACATACTCATCCGGAGTCTGCTGCGTGGAGGTCATCAGCCACCACCATTTTGCGCTCTTTTGCATCACGATTGGGGTTTGGTACTTATGTGTTGCAGAAATCATCTATTGATGTGAAGCGTGGTTTTAGTGGTGGCCGGACATATTGGTGGTTTAAAGATGTGTCCGTGCCGGCTGATTATGCGGAGCCTGGTAGTAATGATGTTATTGCACTGGTGGATGTCGATTACTATGTTGACATGCCGATGTTTTTGGTGCAGTATGAACACCCAGTCATGCTCTACACATTTCAGCCGAAGGTCCCAGCTTGCGCGAGTGGTGAGTATTCGTTCACATTCACTGATAACACTGTGCATTACAGTGTGTCAGGAGGCGCAAGCTATGAGCATTTGGTTTGGGATTATGGTGTTGATGTGCTTTATGTCAGCACTGGGTTGACTACTAGAGCGTATGTGGTTGAGAGGAAACCTGCGGATCAGCACCATGAGTATGTGTTGTTGGTGCCCATTGGTTCGTGGTACGGGGTATGGGCACTGTTCGTCAATATGTTGTCAGGTAGCACACTTAGGCGACTCTCTCCGACGTTTGGCGCATTTAATGTTATGGATGAGCAGACCATGACTGGGCGCCGGCGCCATGTGTCAAAAGCTGGCGCATACAACGTTGCGACAGTAGATATGCAGACATTTGATGCATTGAGCAGTGTTGTTGCCACTGCTAGCTTGAAGGTCGGGTTTGCGACCGTTCAGTCTTGGGTGCCTGACCGCCATTCAGCAAGTGTGTTGTTGGAGTATTTTAGGGTTGGTCAGGCCGTGCAGCCCCCGCTTGTGTACGCACCCGCTGATGGTGTCTTGAAGTATCAGGTTGTGCCAGATCTGCGTGAGTTTGAGCCTGACTGTGATGCTTTGATGGTGGCTTACATGTCTCCTGTTGTGCCTATGACGTATGTGCCAGATAAATCGGCCAACAATGAGAAGGCTGCCGTTGCTGGCCGTATTGTGAATCCGGCGTTGGACGCCAAGGCTATGACTAATGGACCGCCATCAGCTTATTTGCTCCAGCTTATAGATGAGTTTGTTGGGTTGTTAATACCTACTCCCCATGAAGGTGTTCCTGTTGAGGTTGAAGAGGTGTTTGTGCGGCAAGATCGGCCGAGCCAGCGTGCTTTGCTTAATAATGCTGATGCTAGCTTGCCACATCGTACGGCTGTTACGTTCCTTAAGCAGGAACCATATCAAAAGACATCTGATCCACGCATTATTACCACTTATGATGCTGTGGACAAGCGTGAGTATGGTAGGTATATTTATGCTTTGTCAGATTTTGTGCAGAAACAGCCTTGGTATGCCTTTGGCAAGACTCCAGTTGAGATTGCGACGATCGTGGCTACCATTTGTTCAGCGTGTGTTACTGGCGTAAGTGCATCTGATCTTGAAAAGATGGATGGTCATGTGTCCCAACTAGCGCGTGATGTGGAACGTGCAGTGCTGTTGAGATATTTCCAGCGCAAGTATCACGTTGATATTGTGGATCGGCACAATGGTCAATTCAACCTGCGTGCGCGCACCAAATCCGGGTTCAAGTATGACCTTGGTGTTGCGCGTGGTAGTGGTTCCCAGGAGACGTCTTTGTTCAACACTTTGCTTAGCAAATTGATTGATTACATTAAGCGTCGCAATGCGGATATACCACCGGTTGAGGCATTCCAGGCACTGGGTATTTTTGGTGGTGATGATGGGCTCGCCGCTGAGATTCGTCCCGGCCTGATTGGCGGTGAAGGGGATAAGAAAGCTGCCGCCATGATTGGACAACGGTTGACCGTCGATGAGTATTTGCTGGGAGAGTCTGGGGTCAATTTTTTGTCACGGTTTTACTCTGACCGTGTGTGGCAGGGAGATAATGCCTCAACTTGTGACTTGGCTCGGATGTTGGGCAAGTTACATGTCACTCCCCGTATTGATGGCTTTACGCCTGTACAAAAGTTGGCACAGAAACTGATGGGGCTTGAGCTTAGTGATCAGCACACCCCTGTTGTGGCACAGATACTGGCTGCTGCGCGGCGCGTTGGGATGGAATATGCACCTTTTGACCATCGGTTGGCGAGTTGGTGGGCACAGTACAAGGATGACAATTGGCCAAATCGACCGGTTGATGATGAGCATGCATATGTGACGTCTGCCCTCCCGGATGTTGATGTCACGAAGTTGTATGCATACTTGGATGAGGTTAAAGAGCCCACCGATTTGTTGGTCATGCCATGTATTGTTGAGCAGAAAGTTCCGGTTGTTGTGCCCAAGCAAGCTGTTATCAATGATGTGGTTGTGCCGGTTGTTGCCCCTCAAGTGGTTGGTTGTTGTAAGGATTATGTTGCGAGGAAATGCCATGATCCTTGTCCTAGATTTTTGCGTCATGTGAAAATTTGCGGAGATTTTGTTAAGGGCAAATGTGATCGATCGAACTGTAAGTATGAGCATGTCACCCCACAATGATCGGGTCGCGCCCGGTCGTCATGCTTTTAGTTGTATTTTCAGTTTTGATCTTGATTTTGTTTGCTTGTGAATGAATCGTCCGCAGAATGGGAAGCACAAGAAAAGGAACAAAGGGAAAAAGGCGACCCAAAAGGTCGTTCACGCTCCCCCTAGTGTCAAACGCGCAAGACAGCCACGGCTTGAGCGCGTTGTGCACGAGACTAGGACGGGACTGGTTCCTGGGTTGTTGGGGTCTATTGGTGGTGGGCTTGGTTCTCTTATTGCTGGATCCACTGGTGGCAATTGGGGCCGTAGCCTTGGTGATGTCTTGGGCAAGGTCACAGGACTTGGTGCTTACAAAGTGTCCACCAACTCCTTGATGACGGGTAATGTGCCCATGTTTGGCGGTGGTGCCGGCACGGTTATCAGCCATAGAGAGTATGTTGGTGATATTTCAGGCTCCACTGCTTTTACATTGACTAGTTATCCCATCAATCCGGGGCTAGGTTCGTTGTTTCCATGGTTGTCATTGTGTGCTGCACAGTTTGAGGAGTATGAGTTGTTGGGCATGCTTGTTGAGTATAAGAGTACCAGTGCCGTTGCGCTGAATAGCACAAATACAGCCCTTGGTACTGTTGTTATGGCGACTAACTATGATACATATGATACGTTGTTCTCAAATAAACAGCAAATGGAGGCGTATGAGTTTTCAACGTCTGCGGCACCTTCACAGTCAATGTTGCACCCCATTGAGTGCAAACCTAAAGCTAATGTGCTTGGTAATAAGTTTGTGCGACTTGGGAATGTGCCTAGTGGTGCTGATCAGCGGTTTTACGATGTGGGGAATTTTCAGTTGGCCACTGTTGGTATGCAAGCTGCGTCTGTTATTGGTGAGTTGTGGGTTACTTACCATGTTCGGTTTCATAAACCTAAGTTGCCTACTCCTGTTGGTGGCCAGATACAGGCTGGTTGGTTGAATTATAGCCAGTCTGGTCCTGTGTCTTGGAATTCTGGAACTTTGGATCCTGATAATACGATCCTGATGGTTCCTAGTGCTGGTAGTATGTCCATTGTTACACCTAATGTGATAGCTGGTATATGGCTGGTTGTCGTCGTTGGTACTGGGAATGTTACCTCAACGACTGGCATATCAGCTGGCACTGGTGCGACGCTTGTTGCTACCACTGCCCCTTTTGGTACAGGAGTTGTGTCATCTTTTCAGACGGGAACGGCGTCTGCGTCTGTTGCGATTGTTGCTAATACGTCGCCTACCTGGTCTTTGGGCTTGTTACAACCTACGATTGGTGGAGGAACGTTTAATGCTCGCATATATGTTACGCAGATGAATAATGCAGTTGCTGCTAGCATCGATTTGCCGTTGAAGGACCGTGTCCGTGAGTTACATGATTTGCTGTTGGACTTGAAATCGCGTTTGATTGATGCTGATGAGGACGATTATTTTCATCGGGAGGCCGTTGTTAACGCTACGCCTACTGATTTGGAGTCCTCTATTCATTTGACTAAGGATGAGCTTCGTAAGCTTATTGGTCGCTGATGGGTGAGTCAGTCCGTGTAAGTTGATGTGTTATGTTTGAAAAATTGGAAATACAAACAAAAAGCATAAAAGATTTAAAATTCGACTGTGCTGCTACGAGTTCAGCACAGCTATGCATGTGAGTCATGCCGCTTTTGATAACTTCAAATCGTTTTAACGTTCTAAGGAG